ATGATTGTTGCTTCCCGCTGGCCCTTGCTGGAAAAGGTATTTTTACGGTTTGGAATGCCTGTTGCCGTGGTCGATTTGGAATCGACGGGCGGCAATCTGTATGAAGACAGGGTAACCGAAGTGGCTTTGGTCAAGTTTGAGCAGGGAAGGGTGGTGAGGCATGAGTGGTTGGTTAATCCTCAAAAACCGATTCCGCAGTTTGTGGCGGGGCTGACGGGGATTTCAGACGGCATGGTTGCCGATGCGCCTGTTTTTGCAGAGATTGCCGGCGAGTTGTTTTCGGTATTGAAGGGTTGTGTGCTGGTTGCACATAACAGCCGTTTCGACTATACGTTTTTAAAGCATGAGTTTCATCGTGCGGGCATCGGGTTTTCATCGCCTGCTTTGTGCAGTGTGCAACTGTCCCGGTGTCTGTATCCGCAATTTTACAAGCACAGCCTGGACAGTATCATCGAAAGGTTGGGGATTGTTGTAGAAGACAGGCATCGTGCGATGGCGGATGTGTCGGCATTGTGTGATTATTTGGAATACAGTTTGTCGGAACATGGGGTTGAGGCATGGATCAGGCAGTGTTTCCGTTTGATGAATCCGAAACCGCTGCCTGCCGCGCTGCCCGAACGGTTGAGGGAACAGTTGTACGGTTTGCCTGACGGTATGGGGGTGCTGGCTTGTTTCGACGGCGGAGGGAAAGTAAATTACATCGGTACGTTTGAACGGGTATATAGCGAGGTTTCGGCTTTATTGGATTCCGGAAAAGCCCCGTTTGATTGGTGCAATACGGAGGAAGTCCGTTTTTTTCCTGCATTGGGCAGCCTGCATGCATATAAGATTAAAGCGGAATTGGTCGGACGTTATCATTCGGGTTGTTATGTATCTGCCAAAAATCTGCTTAAAACATTTACGACCGTCAGGTTTGAAAAAGGTTCAGACGGCATGTTGAATGCGAAAACAGCGGCTTTGAAAAACGGTGTGACGGATAATCCGCCTACCGGATTATTTGCCAATAAAAAGGCGGCGAGACGGGCTTTGTCGTCGTGGGCGGAAACATACGGATTGTGTCCTGCCTCAGCCGGTATCCTTCCGGACGGTTATGCAGAGGATGAGCCTTGTCCCGTATATGTTTCAGGCCGATGCGATAAGGCGTGCGGCCGTTCTGACGAACAGGTTTTGGCGTTTGCACACAAGTTGCCTATTTTGGATTGGGGAAAAATGCATGAGGTAGAAATTACCGAAACTGATCCTTTAACGGGGGAAAAAGTTGTTCTGCATGGAATGGGCGGCGCATTGGAAATGGGTGACGGGCTTTGGTATTTCGATAAAGATTTACCGGATGCGTTTAAGGCGAAGTTTAAAACGGACAGGAAAAATATTAAGGAAATCGGTTAAATCGATACCGGTTGATGAAAGCCGGTAAGTATGTAAACAGCCGTTCGTATTGATTGCCTAATCGGTTTGGGTTGGAATGTGTTGCCGTTTGCAGGTAATGTGTCCGAAGATGCCGTCTGAATTTTTTCAGACGGCATTTTTGCCGACGCGGTTTTCGTGCCGTGTCGGTTTGACCGTCCATCCGAAGGCATCGGACAAGCAGGGTGGTTTTTAGAAGCCGTTTTCCTTAAGATTGAATTTCCACAAACAACTTAAGGAAATTTAAAAATGTCTCAAAAAATCACGCCCGAGGAATGTCTCGAACTTCAACGCCCGCTTGCCGAGGCATACAAGAAATACCGCACTCACGCGCTTGTCCTATATGCCTTGATTGACAAATTTCCGCAGCTTCACGGCGATATACGACAACTGACGGAACACATTTCGGCGCGGACACAAGACGAATCCGAAAAGGCGTATCTGCAAGGGCTGCTTCAAAAACCCGATTCAAATCCGCTTCCGACACATCATCCGGAATAAAGCCTAATATCTGAACCCCGCGCCCCATGCCCAAGCCGTCGCAAAACTTCTGCACTTCCCAACGCATGGCGGCGCATCGCATACCCGCCAAAATGAACGGGCGGTCTTCCTTGTAGAAACCGCTCCTCCATTCGCCCGATTCCGCGCGGCGGCTTAACGGGTAATACTGCGGATAGGTTTCTTTCAACCAGCCCCGAATATCGGGGTATCTTTTCGTCGTCTGCTCTGCCATTTTTCTGCTCCGTTTGGTTTAGCGGCGGATGCCGTCTGAAATTTGTCTTATGCCGACTGTCCGGCGGGTCAAGCGTCTATCCGCTTTGTCATAACCCCGTTAAAATGTCATTTCCAGTAACCATCAACGGAGAAATATCATGACTATCGAATTTCAATTACAAATTGCACAGAATCAGATTGAGATGCTTCAGAATCAGATTGCAGACCTTGAAGGATTAGAGCTTCTAAACGCTGCATTTCTTGAATACATTTGGCGCGCCTGTGGAGGCAATTCAGCGTCCATACGCTCAGCCGTCGCGCCTTTGATTCAGTCTGACAAAGCTCGGGATTTTCTTTTGGACGAGCCGTTTTATCTTGATGAAGACGAACAGGTGGCTCAGGCTCTCGAGTGGCTGGATACCCTTCTGTCTTTTCGTCCAGACGGGAAATAGCCCACTCTTGAACTTCATCGATCAGCCCCTTGCGGACTTCGTCCGATGCATTCGTAGCGATTGCCGCGTATTTCATCAGATAGCGCAGCTCGCTTATGCTGATTTCGATGATTCCCGACTTTTCCTGCCCGCTTCGTGCGGGTTTTTTCATTTCTTTCATTTTTCTGCTCCGTTTGGGTTGGTTTAGCGGCGGATGCCGTCTGAAATTTGTCTTATGCCGACTGTCCGGCGGGTCAAGCGTCTTTCCGCTTTGTCATCACTCACGTTACAATGTCATTTCCAGTAACCATAAACGGAGTAACTATGTTTGAAGAAGAATTCAACTCATTACTTGATGATGAAAACGAGCTATATCAGCTCTTTATCGAACACCACCAATATCAGATCGCTTTGACGGCCGCCCTGACGGTTTTAAAAAAGTATCCTCTCGGGCTTAATCCAATGCGTGGACTGCTGCTTCTTCAACAGTCCCGCTCACAAGGCGACATTGCCGAACTTATACAGATGACAATCGACGACTTGGACAACGGCTTGTTCGACCTATCTTCGCCAATTCCTCAATAGTCATTGATTTGCCGATTTCGGCAATCATCTTCAATGTCTTTTCCATCTGCCCGCTTCGTGCGGGTTTTTTCATTTCTTTCATTTTTCTGCTCCGTTTGGGTTGGTTATGCCGTCTGCCAATTCCGGCCAGATTAGATGCCAATCGTTGGGTCTTAGGCTTTGGCGGGTTACTGCTCCGCCTGTCGCTGCTTCTAGGCGGGCGCAGTATTCGACAGGGACGTTGCGGTAGCCTGTCGCCCACTGGCTGATGACGGCGGGTGTTAGCCCTAATTCCGTCGCCATTGCCTTAGCGAAGCCTCTATTAGTTTTCAAATATCCTGATAAAGTCATTTTGCTTTCCTTAAAATTTAGCAAATTCTAGCATGGCTATTTTTAAAATAGTAGCCTTGCTATATTTAACTTTGCTATAAAATAGTTAAGATTTTGTTTTCAAAGGAAAGAAAATGTCGCAATCAGAACAACTCCGAAAACTTCAAAATTTCTTGTTTGACGGAAAACAGAAGAACCTAGCTGATGCTATTGGAAAGTCTCCAGCACAATTAAATCAATGGCTTAATGGATATCGGAATTTAAGCGACGGTATGGCGTTACAGATTGAAAGAACTCTTGGGTTGCCTTGGGGCTGGCTAAATAGCAGCGATAAAGTCCCGTTATCATTGCTAGATGAAAATAGGCCGTCTGAAAACCTTTCAGACGGCATTGCCGACGACCGCATCCGTTTCGAGCGGCTGGATGTGGTTGCCGCGCTTGGAGACGGCTATATCAACAACGAGGCAGTGGAGGTGGTCGATTTCGTCCATGTCGATAAGGCGTGGGCGCGCGAAAAACTCGGAGGCAACCTCTCCCGTATCCACGTCATCACCGCACGCGGCGATTCCATGCAGGGCACCATAGAAGACGGAGACGTGTTGTTTGTCGATACCTCCGTCCGCTCGTTTGAGGGCGAGGGCGTTTACCTCCTATCCTTCGCAGACGGCCTAAAAGCCAAACGCCTGCAAGCCTCCGTCGGCGGCGGCCTGCTCGTCATCAGCGACAACCCGTTATACAGAACGGAAACCATCGAAGGCGGGCGGCTGGACGACCTCACCATCTGCGGCCGCGTGCGCGGGGCTTGGCATTTGTCGGGATTTTGAGACAAGCGGCGGGGTGGCTTTTTAATCTTGCCTAAAATTTTGGAAGGTTTTGCCGTTGGATTTTTTGGATATTTAGTTTTTAGGTGATTTTATGAAGCGGTTAGGAATTAAGGGTAGGTTACGGCTTATGCGCCTATCGGCTTATCAGTTGAAAAGGCGGAAGAATCGAACAGGCAGACGGTCGGCGGCTGACTGGCTTTCTCTGTATGTGCCGGAACATGTGGGTTTGCATCCGAAATATGCCGGACTGCTGACAGAGCTGATTAGGAGGCTTTATGAGCTTGCAGAAAATGGGACTCTGCGCCTGCGCTTGGATTTTTCTAAAACGGAAAAGATGTATTCTGACGGCACGCTCTATCTGACAGCCTGTTTGTATGATTTGGCGGCACGGTTTCCAAATTGCCGTTTTTCTATGGTTATGCCGTCCGAGACCCGTGTGGAACAGGTGCTTTATCAAGTTGGGATTGCTGCGTTGCTTGGGCGGAGGAAACATTTTGATTCGGCTTCTTTCCATCATTCTGTACGGCATTGGTATGTGGCGCATGGTTATGATGTGAATCTTGAGAATGCGGAAAATATCTTTAATTCTTTTGAGGGCAAGCTAACGCCCGAATTGAGCCGGTCGATTTATGCTGGCGTTTCGGAGGCAATGACGAATTGTGCGCACCATGCATACGAGGACTTATCCCTACCTTGCCGCAAGTGGTGGATGTTTTCTCGCGAGGATGCGACAAGCGGTAAGTTACAGGTGGTTTTCTGTGATTTGGGTATCGGTATTCCCAAGTCGCTATTCCGTGAATCCGATCAGGTATCTGACGGCTGGTTGGATAGGTTACGCAATTGGATTGCCCGTCATGTCGAGGGCGGCAAGGCGGATGATGATGCTCTGAAAATCAGGGCAGCCATCGAAATTGGACGGACACGGACGAAACTGCAACATCGTGGTAAGGGCTTGAAACAGATGGTTTCAACACTTGACCAAATCGGCGATGGTGACGCGACGGTTGAAATTATCAGCGGCAACGGCATATACAGGCACCGTTCACGAAATAAGAAAGTTGTTGAAAAGGCTTTGCCTTTATCAGACAATAGAAAAACTGCTATACGCGGCACGTTGATACATTGGTCTGTTCCGTTGCCGAAACGTGAGGCTGAATAATGAAAGATTCTATAATGACTATCCGTATTGCTTCTGATTTTTCCCGTTTTCCTGCCGGACGGTATACTACTGACGGCCCTTATTCGGGACAGGGCTTCTTGGAAAATAATTTGATTCCTGCGCTACAAAACAACGGAAGCGTGAAAATTGTATTGGATGGAACAATGGGCTACGGCTCTTCTTTTTTAGAGGAGGCTTTTGGCGGCTTGGTGCGTCTAAAGAAGTGGCCGCTGTCTGTGCTATTGAATAAAATCGAGTTTGTATCAGACGATGAGCCTGATTTGGTCGATGAAATACGCGGCTATATGAGGGATGCGGCAAATGAATAACCAGCCACATTGGTTTTATTTTTATATCATGCCTTTAATGCCGACCGTGCTTACCATAGCCGGTTGGTTTTTTATTAATCATCGAGAAAAAAGTAAACGCCGCCTTGAGAGAAAAGACAGACGTATTGATGCGGCTTTGACTTTGTTGGAAAAAATCGAGGTTGATGCGCTGCGTTATTATGCTGTCAATGATGCGGACAATGTACTGGCAAATGCCATTAAGCACAATTTGAAGTGGTTGGCGAAATTGTGCGCGCGGATTAATGGCAATTTGAAGGTTACGGAATTACGAACGGTAACGACCGGCGGCGATTTCCAATCTAAAAATCGGCTGCCGCTGGATCCTGACCATGTGAAATTTATCCAAATCCGCGAGGCTGTATTCAGACTTAGGGATGAACTGGAAGGGTGTCATGATGATTAATAAAAGCCGCTACTGAAAACCGGCGCGGAGGATGTCAAAAATTCCGCCGTTTTTTTAATAAAGCCGCCTGACTTTTCGGGCGGTTTTTTTGTATAAAACGCTTGATAATTATGTCTATACATAATATAATACATCCATTCGATAAAGCAAAGCCCCGATGCTGGAACATCGGGGGCTTGTCGGATAGAAAGGAGGCTTGAAGAAATGGCGAAAGTTATTTTATTCCTGTTTCTTTTGTTAGTTTGCTCTCCGGCCTACTAATGAAAAACTGAAATAACAAGGGGTGGCAGAGCACCGCGCCCCTTTCGCCAACCTTTCTACGAGCCATTTTACTACAATAGTTTTAAAAATCAAGGATTCCCTATGGTTGATGAAAAACTGGCCGAATACCGCAAACGGGCGGCAGCCAAGCGGACGATAAAAAATGTCTCTTTTAACAACGAAACCGAGAAAGATTTACTCGAGTTTACAAATAAAATTGATTTTTCCCAATGGGTTAAAGAGAAAATCCGCGAAGAGATGCAAAAATAGCCCGACCACCGCCAAGCCGCAAACTTGGCGGCATTTTTACCGTCCGGCGGTTTGGGCTCGGACTTCGCCCTCGTACTGCGCGGCTTCGATTTCGATTTTGCTTTTCAGCTTGACGGCGGTGGTGTAGCCGCCCGCGTCCAGCGTGTGGGCGGCTTCCGCGCCTACCCATTTTTCCGCGTCGATTTCGTCTTTGAAGCCTTGCAGGATGACGGGGCTTTCGGGGGCGATGTCGGGGCGGCCGGCGGCGAGTGTGATTTCAAACTCGAGCGCGCCGCGCTTGAGTTTTTTAAAGGCGGCGCGCGCGCCTGTGGCGGCGGTTTTGGGGCTTTGGTAGGTATGGCGCAAGGTTTTGATTTTTTTGCCGCTTATGTCGGCTTTTTTGGTTTCTTTGATTTCTTTTACCGTGGTTTTGTGGGTTTTGCCGTCTTTGCGCTTGGTTTTGTATCTGTATGTTTTGACTACGGTTTTTCTGACTGGGTCGTAATTGTCTTCGGTTATGACGATTTCGTGTTTTTTGTTGGTTTTGCGGTCGATGTAGTAGGCGCGAACGCCGTTGTAGCTTTCGGTGTCGGTCTGCTTGAAGCTGTAGTTGTCGCCGCTTTGACGGACGATGCGGACGGCGGGAAGCGGCTTGCCGTCGGCGGTGGCGGCTTCGCCTGCGGAGACGAACAAAAGGCGGCCGTTTTTCACGGTGGCGATTGCGTCGTAACGTTCTGCCAAGCGGCTTAAAAAGGCGGCGTTGGATTCGTTGCTTTGGTCGATGTGGGCGATTTTTTCGTTTTGCCAGGCTTTGCCGACGATGGGGATGTAGCCGTGTTCGGCGGCGATGGTTTCGATGATTTTTTTTAAATCGGTTTTGTGCCAGCTTCGTTCGCGGGCTTCGCTGAATTTGTCGGACACGTCCGCCGCGAGCGCGGTAAGGGTCAGGGTGTCGGGCGCGCCCGCCCACGACAGTTCGGTTATTTTGTAGCTGCCTTTGTCAACCAGCCCGGTCTCTTTGTAGCCGAGGAATAGGTGGATTTCGGCGGATATGGGCGGAAAGGCGAGGCGGCCGTCGTGGTCGGACAGGGTAACGGTCAGCTCGTCGGCTTCAAAGCCGCTTTTGTCGGTCAGGTTGATGGAGATGATGCGGCTTTGCGCGTCCGTGCCGAACGGCTTTCCGTCTATGGTCAGGCGGGCGGCGGGGGTCAGGCTGCCGCCGGTGGCGATGGCGGACAAGCGGTTGCAAATCCCTGCCGCGCCGCTTTGGATGATTTCGGCTGTTTTTAAAATGTCCACTTCCGCCCCCTGTCAGATGCCGGCGAGGCGACGGACAAGTCCGGCGGCGGCAATCAGGGCTTTGCCTTTCAAGCCCATCGGTTGGTCGGCGGCTTTTTGCAAGTCCATCGTGAAATTGATGGCACGGGCTTTGCCGTCGTGCATTAATTGGGACTTGTCGGTTTTGATGGATGTAATGACATACGCGCCCATTACTTCGCCCGTCCCCCATATCAGGTTGTGAGGCTTGCCCGTTTCCGCCATTGCGTACAAGTCGGCCAAAGACGCGTCGCCGCCTGTGATTTCGGGGCGGAGTTCGGCGGAAATGGTCAGGTTGTCGGCTTCCGGGCCGGTGTATTGCGAGGGCGGTACGCCGCCGACGGCGGCATGGGTCGGATGCCGCCAGCCGCTTTGGCGGCTGACGCTTTGGAAGGGGACGGTTTTTGTGATAAACGGGAAAAATCCCAATATGGCGAGCATTTGTTTTCCTTGCACTCGTGCCGCCTGAAGCGGCGGCGGTTATCTGTCTTTAAACGCGCTGCGGGCGCGGCGGGCGGCTTGGTCGGCGGTTTGTTTGAGTTGCCGCGCGATTTCGCGGGCGATTTCGGCGGGGCTGCCGCTGCCGCCGTTGACGGTTATGTTGACGGTCATTCCGGCGGCGGGCGCGGATGCGGGGGCGGCGCGGTTGAAGTCGGTGGCGACGGGGATTGCGCCCGCCAAAACGGGGGCGGCGACAGGCAACAGTCCGCCCAATGCGTCAAGCCCGGCTTTGCGGATTTTGTCCAGCACCTGCCAGCCGCCGAACCGTGCCACGTCTTTTTGGTTAAAGACGACTTCGCCTTTATGCACAATGCCCGCCGCTTCGTGTACGCCGCCCGCGCCTGTGTAGCCGCCCGTCGAAAATCCGCGCGGCGGAACGATTGGGGCTTTCGGGGCGGTTGTTTTTGGGGCGGCGGGTGTCGGGCTGCCGATGCCGGTGGTTTTTTTGATCCATTCCCACGCGCCGCCGGCGGCGTTTTTCAGGCGGTCGAAGTTGGCTATCAGCGTGCCTATGGGGTTGACGGCGGCGGATATGGCGACGGCTATGGGGTTTTGCCCGCCGAATACTTTTTTAACCCACTCCCAGCCCGAAACCAGCGCGTTCCATAGACGCTTCCAGTGCGTACCCAGCAACACGATGACGCCGACAGGCCCCGTAAAGGCGTAAAGCAGGGGATTGGCGGCAAAGGTTTTTTCTATCCATTCCCAGCCGGAAATTAAGGCGGATTTTACCGTGTCCCAATTTCGCCAAAGCATCACGAGCGCGCCGACGGCGAGGATTGCCCAGCCGAAGGGGTTGGTCGCCAAGAAAACCAAGGCTTTCGCGCCGAACGCCGCCAACGAGCCGCCCAGCTTCAGCAGCGTTCTCGCCAAGCCCAACGCGCCGCCTGCGGCTTTGCCCATTCTGCCGAACAGGCTGAAAAAGGCGAATTTCGATAAGGCGATGGGGATGAGGAGGGCGGACAAGGCCGCGCCTATGCCGACGACTGCGGTCAGGACGATACCGATGACGGCGGCGGTTTTCATGATGGCGGCGGCGGTTTGGGGGTTCTTCGCCGCCCAATCGCTCAATTTTTCGTTGATGCCGCCTATCCATTTGGTCAGTTCTTTCAGTTGCGGGGCGACGGATTCGCCCATTTTGGCCAAAAAGTTGGTAAACGTGCCGCTTGCCGCGTCCCAAAGGTTGGTCAATGTTCCTAATTGGTCGTTGACGCGTTGGTTGAGGCTGGCTTGCGCCTGCATTTTTTGGGCGTATTCTTCATAACCCTCTTTTCCTTTGCGAATCATGGTGGTCAATGCGCCTATTGTTTCGGCATCGTCGCCCCATACCTTGCCCAATACCTGTTTGAGCTGCACATCGGTCAGGTTTTTCAGCTTCGCCAGTTCGTCAAAGGCTTTGTCCAGCCCGGCAAAATTGCCTTTGCCGTCTGTAAAGTCCAGCGATACGCCCGTCAGCTTTTTGAGTTTCTCGAATTTGTCCACGCTCAACGAGCGGTCGAAGACTTTACGCAGGGCGTTACCCGCCTTTTCGCCCGTCATGCCCGACTGGTCGAGCATGGCAATCAGCGGCCCCATGGTCTTCATGGCTTCTTCTCCGCTGACTTTCATCAAATCCAGTGCGGGGGCGACGGTGGAAAACGCACCTAAAATGTTGCCGTCGTCCACGCCAAGATAGTAAAGCCGCTGCACTTGGTCCATGATGGCAACCATTTCTTTTTCCGTCCCGCGCGTCGCGTCTTGCAGCTTGGCGGCCATTTCGGCGGCGGCTTCGGGGGATTTTTTAAGCTGCACCGACAAAAGCGCGGCGGCTTCGCCCGTACCGCCCAAAACCGCCTTGGCGGATATGCCCTGCCGCATGAGCATGGTCATGAGGTTTTTAAAATCGGCGGTTGTGCCGGGGAGCTTGTCGCCCAGCCTTGTGGCCAGTTCGTCGATTCTTTGGTAATCCGCACCGACTTTGCCCGAGCTGTCCATCATCGCGGCGCGGAGGTCGGTGGAGGCGGTTTCGCTTTGGGCATAGGCGGCGACGGGGGCGGACAACACGTTGCGCGTGGTGTCGGCGATGCCCCGGGCGGTGTACATCATCGTTGCCGAGCGTGTCGCCGCGTCGCCCAGCCTGGCTTTCAGTACGGTCGCCTTGTTGCGGGCTTCCAATATTTTTTTTTGCTTTTCCAACGTGCCGTTGACTTTTTCCAGCTTGGTTTTTAAATCTTTTTGGCTGTCGGCCAGCTTGACGGTGGACGTTCCTGCGGCTTTCATTTCTTTCGCCAGCCGGGCGGCGGTCTTGGTTTGCCGCGCCTGCGTTTTCTCTAGGTTTTTCGCTTCGCGGGCGAGCTTGTTCATTTCCTGCGTCTGCTGCCTGGTCGCGCCGCCGCCCTTTTTCATTTCCGCCAACAGTTCTTTTTGGCGGGCGCGGTTTTCCGCCAGCTTTTTGGCGGTTTCGCCCAAGTTGTTGCGGTAGCCTTGCAGCCGCTTGGTGTCGTGGATGGCTTTGTTGAGGCTGATTTGTTCTTTTTCCGCTTTGGCGATGTGGCCGCCCAACACGGAGGCGGCTTTGCCGATACGCTGAAATTCGGTGCTGGCTTTGTCGGCGGCTTTTAATATGATGCTGATGGTTTTGGATGTCATTGGGGCTTTCCGTGCGGTGCGGCTTGGCGGCAAAAATGCCGCCTGAAGACTTCAGACGGCATTGTTTCAGGCGGGGGCGGCTTCCTGCCGGGCGCGGCAGATTTCGGCCGCCTTTTCCGTCCAGCGGTTGAGGTCGTACAGGTTTAATCCGGCAAACCAGCCGATGCCGCCTTTAAAAGTGATTGCACACAAGGCGAGCGCGTCGTCTATGGGGTAGCATGCCGACGGTTCGCCGTCTGCCGCCGTCCAGATGTCGGGTGCTTCGTTTAAGAGGCGTGCGAAGGTGTCGGCGGCGTATCGGCATCTTGCGTATAACCCAAGCCCGCGAAGGCTTCCTGAATCTCGGCTCTCGCCGAAGGCGGCGCGGAAAAAAAATCAAGGGCGGCGTTCAATGCCTGCGCGTCTGCCATATTCAAAACGCCGTATTGCGCCATGCCGATTTTCGGGGTGCTGATTTTGGCCAATACCTTTTGCACGGTCTCGGTGTGTTTGATTTTAATCAAATCCTGCCCCAGCCCCGCCATATCTTTGGCCAGCGGCTCGCGCAAGATGTAGGCTTTGCCGTCTGAAAGGGTTACGGTCAGGGTGTCGTCGGCGTTGATTTTGATTTGCGGTTCTTGCTTCATTTGTTTCTTTCTGTCGAAAAATTCGGCGGCGCGATGCCGCCTTTGTTTACAAACCCAATGCGGCGCGGAGTCCGGCGCGGATGTCTTTGCCGCCGATGATGAGGCGGTTGGCCATGAAGTCGGCTTCGATGATGGTTTTGCCGTCTAAGGTTTCTTTCCAATAGGTCAGGGCGAATTTGAAGGTTTGCTCGCCGCCTTCGCCTGCTTTGTCTTCGTTGCGCGTGGTTTCGATGATGCGGCCGCGCGCCTCGCCCACGAGGGTTTGGTAGGCTTCTTCGTCTTCTTTGTGCAGCGCGCCTTGGTAGCGCAAGAGATTGCCGTTGATTTTATGGCTGATTCCGGCGAAGAGTTCCGCGTCAAATCCCTTGCTTGTCAATTCAAGCTCTAATTTTTCCAAGCCGTGGATAACGGTAAACTCGCCCATGCTGCCGCCGGGCGTGTAGTCTTCCGTTTTGAATTTGATGTCGGGGCGTTTGACACTCATCAACACGCCGTCTTTGTTGAGGCCGTCGGTGAAGACGTTGAAGCCTTTCAAAATGCGGGGTAATTGCATTTGTTCATCCTTTCGATGCCGGGCGTGTTGCCCGGCGTTTCTTTAAACGGTGGTCGGTTTGAGGTTGCTTGCGAACTCAATCACGCGGTCGGTCAGGTTCACAATGAAGCGGTCGGAAACGTACTGGTTCAGTTCGATGTTTTCCAAGGGCGGCGCGACGGTAAATTCATAGTCAAAGGCAAAGATGCCGTTGCCGATGCGCGATTTTTCCACTTTGCGCGGGTCGATGAACACTTGCGCGCCCAGCAGCCAGCCTTGATAGACTTTTTCCGCCAGCTTGGCATTGATGCCGTTGATGATGTCGATCATCAAGGACGGGTGCATGGGCTTGTCCATCGCCCATAAGAAACTTTGGGCGATGGTTTCCTTGATGATGGACGCAACGCGGACGGTCGGCTCGAACGCCCAGACGGGGTCGGCGGAACAGGTGCGGTTGCCCCATACGCGGAAACCGTTCTCGCGGATGAGGGTGGTAATGTCGGCGTTGTTGATGGTGTTCGCTTCGCTGTTGATGTCGAGCAAACCGAAGCTGCGCGGGTATTTCAGCGCGGACACGCCTTGGATTTCGGCGTTGGAAATGGATTTGTGCGGGCCGACGGCGGTGTCCAGCATCGCGCGCGCGCCCAAGATGCGGCCGATGGTGGCGGCGGTTGCCGCTTCGCCTTTTTGATAGGCTATAAATTCGTTGTCGATCAGCATCAAATTTTTCTGCCCGAAACCGGCGCGGTACTGCGTCAGGGTCGTGATGTCTTCCACGCCGCCTGCCGAGGCGTACACGAAGCCGTCCAAGGCGTTGGCGGCGACGGCCAGCGCGGCGGTAACGTCCGCGTCGTCCAATTCGGGCGCGCCCAGGATTTTGGGCTTGAAGCCGGTATGCGCCTGCGCCTTGGCAAGCGTTTTGCAGGCTTCGATCACGGCGGTTTTCTGTTCCGCGTTTTGGGTGTCGCTTCTGCCGGATGCGGCGGTTTCGGCGCGGACGACGACGATTTGCGCGTCGCCTTGGTCGGTAATGGCAGTTAAGGTTTTGGCGAGCGTGCCTTTCGTGCCGGCTTTTTCCAAGAGGGACGCGGCAGAATTGCCATAAACCGGCTTTCCGGTCGGGAACGTTGCCGCGTCCGCGTCCTCGGCGGTGGCGACGATGCCGATGATGTTGGCGGCGATGTCGGAAATGGGGCGCGCGCCGCGTGTGAATTCTTTGGCGGTTACGCCGTGCATACGTTGTGCGGTCATTGGGGTTTTCCTTTGCTGTTTGGGGTTATTGTCAAAAGGTGGGGGCGGACGGGCAAGGGCTTTTATTTCTGACTGGGGTTTTCAGGCGTGTAGCGTTTTTGCATTTCGCGGTAGTTGGCGATTTCTTGTTCCGCGCGGTTGAAAACGGCAAGGTCGGCGTTTTCGGACGCGCGGCGGCGGACGCGATCCCACGCTTCGATTTGGTTTTGGCAGAACTGATAAGGGTTCATTGCGTATCCCTTTCCCCGGCGGCGCGGCTTTGGTTGAACCGCGCGTCGTGCTGCCTGCCTTTCAGTTCGCTGATATACGCCTGCCGGCAGTGTTGGCGGTCGAAAAATACGCCGTTGATCAGGGTGTATAAAACCTTCCAGCGGGTTTTGGGCTTTTGGGCGAGCCGCGCGCCGCGATAGGTGCGGCTTGAGAGGGTTTCGTCCGCCGCGCCGCCGGTTAGGGCGTTGAACAGTTGGTCGATGGCTACCAACAGGTGGTAAACGTATTTTTTCAGCCGATGTTTAGCGTCCATTCTTCGATTTCCTTTTCCAGCGCGTCCAATCCTGGCGCGGTTTCGATGGTGTTCAATTTGTCTTCGAGCTGCTGCCGCTTTCCGATAATCGCGCCGGCGGCAACGGCCAGGCGGGCGGATTTTTCGACAACTTTTTCAATCAAAACGTCCAATTCCACGCCCCTTGCGGCGGCGATTTGCGCCAGCATCGGGGTCGGGGCGTTGTTGTCCGCCTGCCGCGCGAGGGCTTCTTTTTCCTGCCTGTAAAAGCTGTCGATTTCCACTTGGGGATAGCCCGCCAAGAGGCTGTTTTTGAGTTCGTCCGCCTTTGCCGCGAGGCGGAATGCCGTGGCGGTTTTTTGTTCGGCGAAACGGGCGGCGGCAGCGGCTTCGCCGATTTCCCATTTCTTGCCGTCCCATTCGTGGTATTCGGACGGGCGCGGCGGGGTTAAAACGGGGCGGCCGTCGGAATCTGCGGCAATCTGCCCGCCCTGCGCCTGTCCTGCCAAAAGGGCGGCGTATTCTTCGGCGCGGACGGCAACCGCGCCTTCGGGGATGCTGCCCAAGGTGTCGTCGTAAAAGCCGTTTTTGAAATAGATGGTCATTTCGGGGTTTCCTTTTTTGTATATCGTCGCTTTACAATTAAATAAAAGTTTTGTATCCTTTGGCGATACAGACGGGGTGGGATGATGATTGTTTCTTTCAAACACAAAGGGCTTGAACGCTTTTTTAAAACAGGCTCGCTATCGGGCATCCAAGCTGGGCATTCCGTCGAACTGAATCTGCTTCTAACCGCGCTGAATGCCGCGCAAACGCCTTCGGATATGGCTGTGCCGAGTTGGAATCTTCATCCCCTCAAGGGCAGTTTGTCGGGACATTGGGCGGTTAAAGTCAACGGAAATTGGCGTTTGACTTTTCGTTTCAACGACGGCAATGCCGAAGTTGTCGATTATCAGGATTATCACTAGGAATAATATGAAAATGCACAATCCTGCCCACCCGGGCCTTGTTTTAAAAGAGTATATTAACGGTGCAAGCATTACCGATATAGCGAAACGCCTGGGTGTCAGCCGGGTTGCCTTATCGCGCATTGTCAACGCCCAATCTTCGATTACGCCCGAGATGGCGGTTCGTTTAAGCCAACTGCTCAATACTTCGCCTGATTTTTGGCTGAATATGCAGGCCGGTTATGATTTGTGGCAAATCAGGCAACGCAAAACTTTTGATATTGCGCCCTTATTTCCCGAACCGCCTTTGTCTTCGATGCAAACAGGTGCAAGGGCTTAACCCTGCGGCCGCTGCTTATCGGGCGCGCCCGACTATCCTTTCCCGCGCGGTTTCGGCCGTGCGGTTTTTTGTTGCCGGTGCCGTCCGAAGGGGGCAGCGGCTTTTTGCGCGGTCATTCCCGCCTTTCGTTATTCTCGCCACTTTCCGTCATTCCCGCGAAGGCGGGAATCCCGAAACCCCTGCCGCCGTCATTCCCGCGCAGGCGGGAATCCAGTCCGTTCGGTTTCAGCCGTTTCCGATAGATTCCTGCCGCGTTTGGGGTCTGGATTCCCGCTTTCGCGGGAATGACGAAGAGTGGCAGGATTGGCGGGGCATAGGTTTCGGGGGATTGGCGGCGCGGCCGGTTTCGGTCGGATCGCTTGGATCGGCGGGCTGAAGCCCATCTCTACAACCCGTCTCTACAACCCGTCTCTACAGCCATCTCTACAGCCATCTCTACAGCCATCTCTACAGCCCGCTAGTCTTGCAGTGCCTCGAGCAAGCCGTCTCGGCGGCGGCGGTTTCGGGGTCCGGTTGATGTTCTTCCACTCTCTCTTTGCGGTTCTTCGTTGGTTTCAGGTATTTCGGGGCCTATCGGGGAGCTGGCGGCGTTTCCCGAGGCGGCTTTGCCGATGGCCATCCAGTCGCAACTGCCTTCGTACCAGTTGGTAATAATGGCGGCGGCGTGGTTTTTTGCGCGGATAAACAGCCAGTTGTGTTGCCTTCGATCGCCGGTAACGCGTCCCGAATGGCGTTCGGATACGAAGCATTTGACGTTGCCGTCGGCAAAGGCGACGGGGAAGACGACTTCGTTTTCGATGGGGCCGCCGCTTCGTGTGAACCTGTAGCTGCCGGTCTGTATCATTGTGCCGTCGGGGAATCTGACAATATCCACGCCGCCGATGGTTTGGCGTGTGAATTGCGCGGCAACGGCGGTGCTGATTTTTTCGTCCAGCCCTTGGATTTGGGCGGCGGTGTGGGTGTGGTCGCGGTCGGCTTTGTCTTGCAAACCTTGCGCCAGCGTGCCCGCGTTGATGGTTTCGCCGTGGGACTTTATCCAGAACACGGCTTCGCCCAAGGTGTCGGCGGCTTTGATGCACAGTTTTAAAACCAAGGCTTTGGGGCGGTTTTCGTCGCCGCCTGTCGCCATTTTGCTGTCCGGGCGCGGGGTTAAAAAGCCGTTGTCGTTTAAATTTTCGTCCGTCCAAGTCGATACGAGCGCGCTTCTCTGCCTTTCGTTGCGGTCTTCGTAACCGACGGCTGCCGTGTCTGTGTGGTTTGTCCAGTGTGAAAATACTTTGTGGACGTGCCGTTTGATTTCGTCTTCCTGCTTCGTTCCGACTGCCAAGCTGTTGCCTGCGTTGCGGATAAAGCGGTCTTCCGCCTGCGGGACGTTTTGGATGCTGCCGTATTTTCCGGTCAGCAGACGGTACAGCTCGGGATAAGCGGTTTCGGTTACGCGCGTGCGGATGTCGTCAAACGCCAGCCAGCCGGTCGGGATTTGGTCGGACGGAAACCACGCGGTGATGCCGATGTCGGTACGGCTTAAATCGGGCAGGCGGTTGCTGTTGCCCAAGGCGCGGTAGAGGTCGGGGAAGGTGTTTTGCGCAAAGGTCGTGCCGTTGGCTTTGAGATAGCCTGCGGGGTTTCGGACGGCTTTGGGAAAGGATACGATCGCGCCGACGGGGATGCCGTCCGAATTGAGTTTTTTCCATGCGGACCAGTTGTCGTTTGCGCTGCTTACCTGGTGGCGTTCGTACACGTCGGACGTGTAGGCGGGATAACCCAACTGCCTGCACCAGCCGTGTTTCGTGCCGGCGATGACTTGGATATGGCAGGCAGTGTTTTCAACGGGCAGGTTGGAGCTGCCGCCCGCTGTCGGCAGGGAATAGATGCCGTCTGTTTTGAGGGTGTTCAAATCGCCCCGGAATGTTTCGACTTTGAAATTGCCGATGCCGTATCCGGACAGTGTGTTCGGTTTGCCTTCGATGTCTTCGTTAAAACGCGGTTTGTTGGCTTTGTGGAAGATGTCGTGGTTGTTGTAGGAAATGCGGTTGTTTGCGCTGTGCAGGCGGAGGGTGTCGTCGCCGAAGACGATGTGGGCGTTGTCGGCATCCGCGCCGATGTAGGCTTTGTGGCCGCCGTTCCAGTTCGTCTGGTTGGCGGATAAATGGATGCCGCTTTGGAATTGGGTTTGGGCGGTAAAGGTTTTTTGGCCGTTGACGGTTTGGTCGCCGGAGAGGGAGACTTTGAGGTTGGCGGCCGCGGCGGCTGCCAAGGCTTGGTCGAGCGCGGTTTTGACGGCTTTGGGGGTGGCGGCGCGGTCTTCCGCCCGGCTGCCGGTGCTGCTCTCAAGCTGCACGATGCCGGCGCGTGATGTGGTGGCGGTGTCGATGGCGTGGGTGTGGCCGCTGCTTTGTACGGCGTTTTGGCTTCGGGCGGTAATCTGACCCGGCTGCCCTAATGAGATGGTGCGGGAAGCGTTCAGGTTGCCGCCGCCCGTCAGTCCGCCGCCTGCGTTGATGCTGGTGCTTGCGGCGGCTTTGTCGCCGGATGCCGTCTGAAGGGCTTCGGTTTGTTTTTTGAGCCAGATGGTGCGGTTGGCGAGGGCTTGGAGCGGCTGGTTGATGGGCGCGGACACGCCGCCGACAACTTTGTCGCCCGGCTCAAGTAAGCGCACTTCGGGGTCGAATTGGTTTTGCTCTACGGCATTTGCCATTTTGGTGGTTCCTTTGCTTGGGTCTTAAGGGGGCGGCGCGTCAGGCGGCGCCGAAACTGTATTCGCTGTCAAAGCTGATTTCGCCGTTCCATAGGAGCGGGTTGGCGCGGTAGTCGAGCGCGACCAGTTCGCACCTCAAGGGGGCGATTTCCGCCAACAGGGCGCGGATTTGCGCGGCCTGCCTGTTACTGACGGGTCGGGTCAGCACGATGCTGTATTTCGCCCAGTCGTCCTCCCTGCCGCCGAATGTGCGGCTGCCGTCGAACAGGACCTCGCCGTTCCATGTGAACTCGTTGGCGCGTTCGATGATTTGGACTTCGCCCAACTGGAGCAGACGGAACAGTTGGCGGATGGCGTGAGGCGTGCCTTTGTGGGCGTGGATTTCGGCAAAGCCTGCGATGAGGTTGCGGCGGGCTTCGTCGGTTTCGGCGAAGTCCCAGCCTTCTTCTTCGCCGATGCTTCTTGCGAAGGCGTGAAAGGGTAAAAATCCGGGGTCGCATCTTTGGGGGTCGAGTTGGCGGGAGACGGCGGCGGTGTCCGACGCGGCGGTTTCGCGTTCTGTCAGCTTTGCCAGTGCGTGTTGCAGGGGGCTGTTGTTGGACGGGATGGTGCTGTTCATCATTCGCGCTCGAGCGTGGACGTGATTCGGATGTATTCGCCTTCACTGCAAACGATGTCGGCGGCGGGGCTGTGCAGTGTGATTTTTTTCACGCCGGGGGTGTCTAACGCGCCGATGATTTTAGACAGGGCTACGGATGCGCCGATGCGGGCGTTTTGCCGCCATAGGTTTTCCAAGGCTTCGCGGGCGGCTTGCCGTTCGGCTTGAATATCGGCGGCGGGGTGGTATTCGGCGGCATACGCTACCGCCGCGTCTTTCGGCAGGGCGGCGGAAACTTGCACGTTGTCGCAAAGGGGGCGGCGGGTTTCGGCGGACAGGTATTCGCGCGCGGCGGTCAAAATGGTTTCGTCGGGCGTACCGCTTTGGGTTTTGATGTATACCTCTACCGTGCCGGCGGCGCGGCGGACGGCGCGGGCGTGTGTGATTTGGGGGTGTGCGTCGATGGCGTGGGCTTCGTAGGCGGCGCGCGGTCCGGCGGCGGCGTATTTTTCGGGATGGGCTTGGACGCGGGCGCGGAGTGCGTCGTCGGTTTCGTATTCGGCGGCAACCGGCGGGTTCGCGTCGGGGTCGGCGGTGCGGATGGTTTTGCGGATCAGTCCGTATTGGGCGGCGATGTGGTCGAGGTCGCTGCCTTGTGCGTATGCCAAGAGGTTGGCTTTGACGGCTTCGTTGATGCGGTTGCGGACGAGCAGCTCTTGGTAGGCTTGTTGTTGCAGGTCGATGGTTAGTGGTTCTGATTCTAATTCGAGGGTTTGGGCGACGGTTTCGCGGATGCTTTCGGGGCATAGGGCGACGAGGGCGGCTTTTTTGCGCGCGAAGATGCCTTCAAAGTCGGTTTCTTCGATGGCGGCGGGCGCGGGGAGTTGGCTTAATCGGTTGTTTTCCATTGTTTATCCTGTTGTTTTTATTATTCGATGCGGTAGGTTCGTTCGTTGCCGTCGGCAAGGGTTACGTCTAGGGTTAATTTGATTTTTCCGCCGGCGATGGCGGCGGTGTCTGCCTGTATGCGGCGGACGGTTATGCGGGGTTCCCATCTTGCGACAGCGGTAACGGCGGCTTGGTGGATGAGGGCGATGGCGGCGGGGCCTGCGGGCATATCGATCAAGTCGGGAATAAAACTGCCGTATTCTTCGCGCATCAGCCGCGTTCCTATCCTTGTGAACAGGATGTTGCGGATGGATTGGGCGATGTGGGCGGGGGTGTCTTGCCCGCGTCCGTTTTCTGCGTCGGTCATTGGGGTTTTCCTGTCGTGCCGCCGGAGTCGCCGGGGTGGGTGTGGTCGGACAGGCTGATGCCGTTGCTGACAACCGCCCCTGCGTTGGTCAGTGTGCCGTTGTGGTTGATGTTGCCGTTGATGTTCGTGCCGCCGCCGCCTTGGCCGTTCATGCCGTTTTGGTAGGTCAGCAGCCCTTGGGCGGTGGTGGTTTGGTTGACGGTCAGGTGGCCGGTTATGGTGGTTCGGGGGGTGTCGATGGTCAGGCTTGTAACGGCTTTTAATTCCATCGCGCCGCTTTGGTGGTTGTAGCGGATGTGCGCGCCGTCGGGAAATCGGACGACGGTTTCGGCGGGGTCGGCGGACGGGGCGGGGTATCGGTCGGAGGCTTGGCCGCATAAAACTACGCCGTTCTCGGGTTCGCCGGCGGGGGATAAGATGGTGCAGGCTTCGCCGACACTGGGGATGCGCCATACTGACACGCCGCCTGCAAAGGGGACGATATAGGGCAGCCAGTCGGTGGTCATGCCGCCGTGTTGTGCGCGGACGCGGTTGGACGCCGGGTCGGTGTCGGCGATGGTGGCGGGTTTGATGAGGTTGTCTATTTGGCGGTCGGTCATTTCTGCCTCGTCTTGATGTGGGAAGCCGCCCCGTAATGGCGGAATGGGGCGGCTTTTGCCGTTTCCGGCGGGCTTCCAACAGAGCGAGGTTATTTTGGGGCGGCGGAGGGTCAGGGGCAAGCGGTGTGGGGCTTGGTTGTGGTTTTTAGGTTTGGGGTGGGTAAAAAATGCCGTACCCAGCGGGCAGGCTTCGCACTCTGAAGGTTTCAGACGGCGTTTTTTCGGCGGGTTAGGCTTGGTCGGGGGTTTGGGCGGCGGCTTCGTATGCTTGGCGGTGGCGGCGGCTGTACCATTCGGCGAGTTCGCGCCGCTCTTGGAGGCGGTAGCTGTCGGCGGTCAGGTAGTGGTGCAGGCTTGAGAAGCCGGCGCGTTGGAGGGCGGCGCGGCTGATGTGGCCGAGGGCGAGGTCTGTTGTGAGGGTGTCTTTTCCGGCGGTCAGGCTGATGTTGGTGAAGAGGTGGCGGAATCCGTGCATTGTGTGTTTGGATTTGCCGGGGGTGCTGCCGTCATAGCCCAGTCGTCGGATGGCGTTGTGGGCGAATTTGATGCTGATGTGGTCGGGATGGGGGGCGGGTTTGCGCCGTGGGCGGATGCCTGGGAAAAGGTGGATGTTGTCGCCGGTCTGTGTGTGCAGCTCTCGGAGTATTTCTACCGCCCAGTCCGACAGTGGGACGGTAAAGGGGTGTTTGGTCTTCATGTCGGCGGCGGGGATGTGCCATAACCGGGCGGTGAGGTCGATGTCTTGCCAGCGGGCGGAAAGCAGTGCGGACGGACGGGGGACGGTCAGGGCGGCAAGCAGCAGCAGGGGGCGAGCGTACGGGTGCAGGTCGTGGGTGGTTTGGATGGCGCGGTAAAAGTCGGTCAGTTCGTCGGGGCGGATGTGGGGCTGGGGTTTGGGTTTGCTTGTGTTTAGCAGTGGGCGGGCGGTGGCTGCGGGGTTGCGCCGCTCGTCGGTAATGATGCCGCGCCGGACGGCATAGTCCCATATTTGGGCGAGGATTTGGACGGTGCGCCGGGCGCGGGCGGGGATGTTGCGGAGGTTGAGGTGTTCGATAAATTTTGATACGCCGGCGGTGGTGATGTCGTTGATGTCGGTGTTGTCTTTGTAGTAGTCGGTCAGGTAGGCGAGTGAACGGCGGTCGCCTTCCAGTGTGTTGCGGGCGCGTTGCTCTTGACGGCTGCCGTACCACGCGCGGGCGATTTCGGGAAGGCTGCGCCCACTGCCGGGACGGGTGCGGCGGCGTTCGGCGACGGGGTCGATGCCGGCGGCGGTCTGCGCCCGGGCGGTGCGGGCAAGTTCACGGGCCTGCTTGAGGCTGACGGCGGGATATACGCCCAAGGCTAGGGTTTTCTCGCGCCCGCCGTGCCGGTAGCGCATCCGCCAGTATTTGCTGCCGTTGGGGTGCAGCAGCAGATATAAGCCGCCGCCGTCGGCCAACTTGCTTTGTTTGCCGTCTGCCTTGGCTGCTTCTATTTGTTTTTGGGTCAGTTTGTTGTGTGCCGCCATTTTGTTTGCCTTTGCCTTTGGGTTTGGGTTTGGTCGGGGTGCTTCTGTGGTCGGGCTTGTGTTTTATACCCTGATTTGTACCCGATTTTTTGTGTTGCTTGCTGTGAGTGGCAGTATAGGCGTGGGGGTTGTTTTTGCAAAGGGGTTTTTGTATATCACTGTTTTTTATTTTGTTTTGTGTGGGTGTGTGGGTATGGGTTGGGGGCGTTCGTTT